ATACTGAACGGGCTGTGAACACCGCTTCGTTTAACGATCGTTTCACGCAAGAAGCCACCGACGCACTTAGGGAACTTAAAAACGACATGGAGTTCGCTCTCATGCGTGGTTCTCTCGCTTGCGGTAGTGGGACCGGTGTACGTCGTCTCCGTGGTCTTCGTCACTCCCTCTCTCTCGTAACCTCTCAGTCTGGTATCTCGTTGACGGAAGCTATCCTCAACGACTATTTCCAGCTGGTTTGGGATGCTACGAGTCGGACTGTGGACGAAGTCTACGGTGATATGTACATCAAAAGAAAGATCAGCGGTTTCACCGCTGGTGCTACCAAGAACATTAACTCTGAGGATAAGCGCCTCGTCAATACAGTAGACGTCTATCAGGCGGATGCTGCAAAGACTGTGAAGCTTTTCCCTCACCGTTATGTCACGAATACAGGTGTAGGCGATACCCACCACGACATCATCGGTATTGTTTCCGATCTGTTCAAGGTTGGTTACCTCCGTAAGCCGTTTATGCGTGAACTTGCGAAAGCGGGCGATTCAACGAAAGGTGAGCACGTTGTTGAGTTCACCCTCAAGAATCTCCACTATAATGCAGGTGTCTGGGGCAAAGCCCACGTTTAGTCAAGAGGGCCGGGGAGCAATCCCCGGCCTTTCTTTATCCCTCGAGGAACAAGAATGCTGATCGTCTCGAAAGACAGAAAGAAATTCCTGCACGCCATCATAAATACATGGCTCAAAGACACTCGGATGTACTGTAACAACTGCGCTGCGGATTTTAAACCAGAACTAAAGAAGTGCTGTGAAGATTCACAGATCGGGGATAACTACTCGATCTGTAAAGCAGTAGTTGAGCAGAATAAAATGGTTAAAAGCACTCGTGTAAACTCGTTCGCAAGCACCTCAGATAAGACCTTACGCTGGGGTGTTAGTTTACCACTTGGTCTTTATCAGGCCCTAGAACGTCTCTGCAAGAAGCACGACAACCTAGGGCTATTCAATGAAAAGTATGACGTTAGCTGGTTCGCTAAAAACTTTCCTCAATTCGCTATCCCGGAGAAGATCTAATGAAATTGAATCTCGCCGTTATTGTTAAGGACCAGACAGCGGAAGTAGACAGAGTTATAGATTCTTACTGTAAGTACTTCGATGAAGTTCACTTTGCAGTGGATGATGCAAAGTCATTTCAGGAGCTTATTGAGCGGGTAAGTCCCAATAATGTATTCTTCCACAAGTACGAATGGGTTGCTGATTTCGCACACAAGCGAAACTTCATCGCATCCAAGATGGACTGCGACTACTACTTCACGATAGATACGGACGACGAAATTGTCAAGCCGGAGGGCATTAGGCCGCTTGCCCTGAAAGCAGCGGAGAACAACGTGCAGGTTGTTTCCCTCTGGTACGACTACTCAAGAGATGAGAACGGTAATACGAATGCCGGTCATTATAAAGAACGGATCATTAAGAACGGGGATGAAGTCTTCTGGAATAAGAAGATCCACGAGAACCTTCTCCCAAGGAATCCGAGCAGCTACAAGATCGTCCAGGACGACTCGGTAAAAGTCACTCATTTAATTACCCCCGAACATGCGGAAGAATCCTGTAAGCGGAACCTTGAGTTCCTGCTTAGAGAATATGCTGAGGACGGTGAGAACACCGATCCTCGCACGATTGCATACCTTGGCCGGAGCTTCGTTGGTTTGCAGATGTTTGATCGGGCAATCCCGTTTCTTGAGAAACACATCAGAATGTCTGGATGGGATGAGGATCGTTATAAATCCTGGTGTGATCTAGCCGAGTGCATGAAGCAGCTTGGTAGATTCGAAGAAGCTATTGCGGCTTGTTTTGAAGCGATTGAGGAACGTGAAGATTACCCGGACGGGTATCTTAAACTTCACGATATTTATCTCGATCTTTCTAAATGGAAAAAGGCTATTCATTGGGCCGAGATCGGCCTGAAGAAGAAGACGCCTAGAACGTTCATGATTACAGACCCCTCCTCTTATACGTGGCGTCCCGCCCTTAGCTTATCCTTCTGTTACCTACAGGAAGGGGAGTACGAAAAAGCGAACCAGCTTTTCCAGTACGCAAAGAAGCTCGCACCGAACGTAGACTTCATTAAACAGAATGAAAGCACCTACACGGATGCGATAGAGCGTAAGAAGTTCGCAGAACAGTTCATGTGGCTCTACCAAGCGATAAAAGCTCAGGATGAAACCCTCGCTCCTAAACTATTCGCTGCAGTCCCACACAAGATGCGCAACCACGAGATATTAAACGCTCTCGAGAACAGACATAAGCCACTGCGGGTCTGGGAAGACAACACGGTTGTTATTCACTGTGGGACGGTGTTTGAGCCGTGGAGCCCAGACTCAATCAAGACAGGTATTGGCGGTAGTGAAGAAGCTGTTATCTACCTCTCTCAGGAATTGGTACGGCAGGGATTCGAAGTCACAGTCATCAATGAATGTGGTGATAAGGAGGGTGTGTACGATGGTGTTAATTACGTCAACCTCTATAAATTCAATCCTAAGGACGTGTTCTACTGGCTCATCTCCTGGAGAACCAACATATTCAAATACAAGATTCAAGCAAAGCATAAATGGGTCTGGTTGCACGATGTGCCCAAAGACGGATGGTTCACCGAACCGGAAGAATTGAAGTCCTTTGATAAACTTATCGTACTTTCTAAATTCCATAAGGGTCTTATACCGAAAGGGGTACCTGAGAATAAAATCCTGGTGTCCTCTAACGGTATTAACACCAAAGACTTTTCCCCAGATGAAAAGGTCGAGAGAAACCCCCACCGGGTTATTTACGGTTCCTCATACGATCGAGGATTGATCTATCTCCTCGCTATGTGGCCGGAAGTCCGCAAGGAAATTCCGGACGCAGAGCTCCATGTTTTCTACGGTATGAAGAACATGGAAATTGTAGCGAAAGAAAACCCGTTCTATAAGAAATTAAACACCGACCTGAAAGCTCTTCTCGCCCAGACTGGCGTAACAGATCATGGTCGAGTCGGCCATAAAGAACTCGCTCTTGAATACATGAAGTCTGGTGTCTGGGCCTACCCATCAGACTTCCCGGAGATATCTTGCATAACGGCCATGAAAGCACAGGAAGCGGGCGCTGTTCCAGTTGTGACTTCCTATGCGGCATTACAGGAGACTGTAAAAGTAGGCGTCGTGATCCCAGGAAAAGCGGACGCTCCGGAGGTTCGGAAGGACTTCCAAGACTCGCTGATAGCGATTCTGAAAGAGACTGCCGAACAGGAAAGAATCAGGGCGAAGCTCCTGAAGAATAAGGGAATCTTCTCCTGGTCAAAAGTTGCGCATCAATGGATCTCAGAGGTTAAGAAAGAAGAAGATCGGTGGTTTATTGAGGACCGGTTTAAGTGGATACAGGCGCAGTGCAATCCAAGCCTTAAGATTGTAGATGTGGGCGGTGAGGGTTGTACTTTCACTGATGAGTTTAACGTTACGACTGTTAACTTAAACGAAATTAAGACCCCTAATTTTTACAAAGCTTCTGCTGAGAAGCTTCCCTTCGAAGATAAGCAATTTGATATCGCTGTTCTGACTGAGATCCTTGAACATGTTGATGACCCAGTTAAGGCAATGAAAGAAGCTAATCGGGTAGCAAACAAGATTGTTATTACTGTACCTTACGAGTTTGACTGGCCTGTCGGCCTCAAGCCCTTCGAGCACCCAGAGCACTTAAGGTTCTACACCAGAGATCTCCTCGAGACCCACCTAAAAGAAGCCGGTTTCACCAACTACAAGATCAAGAAGCTTGTCCAAGGGGAATGGGTATTCTACGGAGCTATTGTTAATGAATAAGACATACCTGGAAATGAAGACATCAGTAGGTTCGGACGTGCGGGACACGTCTTCCGCTATGCTCTCGAAAGTGGGAGAGTACATCAACAATCGGTACCGTGAAGTTAAGAGGAGATTTAATTTCCTCAATAACGCCACCTACGATTACTCTATCACAACTACCGCTGGTACGGAAGACTACGTGCTACCGGAAGACTTTAAGAAAGAAATCACAGTAGTTGATAAGACGAATAAAAGAGAGCTGAAACCTCTCTCTCTGCAGCAGTGGAGCGAGGCTTACGTCTCGAACCTGGATAGCCAAGGTAGTTTAACTAACTACATTATTCTGGAGTCCCCTGTGAAGAAACAGCCGAGCTCGGCTGGAGTTGTCTCTATCACCTCATCTTCCACGGACGATACGACTCAGAGCGTATATGTCCGTGGAATTGATGCTAGTGGTAATGAAGATTATGAGTCAATCAGCGTCAATGGGACAGCTGTAATAGCTGGGACTAAGTCGTTCTCGAGAATTATCGGGGTCTCCAAGAGTGCTGTATCTGCTGGTTATATCACGGTTACAAGGGGGGCGGACACGCTCTCAGTGCTAGGCCGTGAAGACCGGGTCTCTTACTACAAGATCATCCGGTTCATAATGACGCCAAACGCAACCATTACGGTCGAGATTGCATACATTCAGGAGCAGCTTCCTCTCCGTAATGACTACGATTACCCGCTCATCGATTGCTCCGAAGTTGTGGAAGCCGGCGCTCTTGCTGATGCGTGGCGCTACAAGCGGCAATTCTCAAAGGCACAAGAACTGGAGCGGATCTTTGAGAAGCGCCTCGCTAACCTTGTCTGGGATAAAGAGAACTCTCCGAATCAAGTCCACTTGTTTAATCCGAAGCCCTACAGCCGGGAAACTGTCTAATGCCGATCAAGGCCACAGGTAAAGACGACCCAAAGCTTTTCCTTATCCGCCGTGATTTATCCGGGGGTACCAATACCAGAATCCACAAATCGCAGCTGGCTGAAAACCAGTCTGAGAACATGGAGAATGTAGACCTTGGCGTTCCTGGGGAGCGCACATTGAGACCTGGTCTTACACAGATTGCGGACCTTGGCGCTCTTAGTATAGCTGGGGTGCTTGGTTTTGATCCTGTTGGTGGTAGCGCAATCTTCGTTGCGCAGGAAGGTACAAATCTGAAGACTTGGGATGGTGCTAGCCCGGCCACATTCACCACGAGGAAGTCCGACTTCACAGCGAGCACGGACACAACCATCATTAAGGCGTACGAGTCCGGTGAAGGTGATGTAG